CTCTTCCGATCTTGGATAAAGAAAAAATCCAAGCCCTCATAGACCAACAGCGAACGATTCTCGCTGACGTGGACTACTTGGATTTGGATTCTGTTGCAAAGATAGTGGAAAATTTCGATAATCCTGTAAAGAATGACGAAAATCTTTCAGAAGATGATGAACTTTTCCGTGATGGCGATGCTGCTGAGTATGAGAAGGCACATGCTAGAAACATCTACGACCAGCGTGTTAAGCGTGGATTGTTCCAGATGCAAGAAGCGATGCAGGACTCAATGCTCAGCTTGAAAGAAGCCATAAATGCCGTATTGAAGGCAGAGGGTAAGAGCAAGATACGCATCGAGGATGTGGCAGGTTTCGAGAATCCATACCTGGGAGAGAACCGTCTTTCATCCGTAAACCAGGCAGAGTGCAAGGCATTTGCGCAAACTTTGTTCAAGCCTTTGTTGAATGAGGTGAGCCGTCTGGCAGAGGATGCAGAGGAGCGTGCGATGCTTACTGATTACATGATGGCCAAACATGGACTGGAACGCAATGTTGTCATGGCTCGCAGAGATGCAGAAAAAAAGGCAAACGAGGAGTTCGGGAAAGAGTTGGCCAAAGCCCAGCGAGCTGTAGCAAAAGACCCACTCGACCAGGATGACATAGACCGCTTTGAAGACGTGAAGCAGAAGAAGCATGACCGTGAAGAGGAATTGTACTTTGAAAACAGAGGCAGAGACTATGCAGGTCTCACGGCCTTGACTGGAAAGGAAGATATTGTTGAGGCCGAGCAGAAAGCATCATTCATGGTTAGCACGTATGAGACGTTGAATGCTACGGATAAGCTTTGGAGACAGGTTAATGCCGTAACTGGTGCAACCTTGCAGAAGGCCTATGAAAGCGGCTTGATGAGCAAGGAAACCTATGACGACATCAACTCTATGTATGAGTATTACATTCCTCTTCGTGGCTTTGACGAGAAGACAGGAGAGGATACTTACGCTTACCTGTCTGACAAGAACAGTGCTTTCAATGCACCTTTGAAGACTGCCAAGGGACGTAAGAGCAAGGCTGATGATCCGTTTGCCAACATGGAGAGCATGGCCGAGAGTGCTATCATGCAGGGCAACCGTAATACTCTTGTCAAGCAGAAGTTCCTGAACTTCGCCCTTAATCATCCTAGCGACCTTGTGAGCGTCAGCAACGTATGGTTGGAGCATGATGATGTGACAGATGAGTGGAAGCCAGTGTTTGCGGACAACCTCAGCGAGAATGACAGCCCTGCTGAAATCGAGCAAAAGGTTAAGGACTTCAACGACCGCATGCAGGAGTTGTGCAAGAATGAGCCGGACAAGTATAGAAGCCAGAAGGAACATCCGGACATTCCATATCGCGTTGTTGAAAGTCGCGACTTGAAGCAGCACCAGGTTCTCGTGAAGAGAAATGGAGTTGAGTATGTGGTAACCATCAATGGCAACCCACGTGCGGCACAGGCGTTGAACGGACAGACCAACCCGGACAATGACAATGCCGGTGCTATTGGTGCCATTCTCCGTGCAGGTGAAGCCCTCAATCGTCAGCTCAGTGCATTCTACACGACACGAAACCCTGATTTCGTTGTGTCAAACTTCATTCGTGACGCCCTGTATGGTAATACCATGGTGTGGGTGAAGGAAAGCCCTAACTATGCGGTGAGATACAACAAGAACTTCATGAAGGTAAATCCTGCCATCATGAAGGTGCTTTTCTCCAAGCTCCGCAATGGTACGCTTGACATGAATAACGAAACGGAAAAGATGTTCAAGCTGTTCATGGATAACGGAGGTGAGACCGGCTATTCTACCGTAAGGGACATCGAGAAGCACAAGAATGACATCAAGCGAGAGTTGAGACGTGCCGGAAGAATTTCCATCGGTAAGGCATGGAGCCTGCTTGGAGAACGCCTTGATGAATACAACCGCGCGGTTGAGAACTGTGCCCGATTTGCTGCCTTCATGACATCCCGTCAGATGAAGCGCTCTATCGACCGAAGCATCTATGATGCCAAGGAGATTAGCGTGAACTTCAACAAGAAGGGTAGCGGTGCAAAGTTCATGGGCGCAAACGGCCAGACCTTCGGGGGCAACACGGCAGCCTTCGTATCAGGACTTGGAAGAAGCTTCTACGTCTTCTGGAATGCAGCAGTGCAAGGAACTACAAACTTCGGAAGACAGCTTGGACGACATCCTGGAAAGGCGCTTACAGGTGTAGGTGCCATGTTCATGCTCGGTTTGCTGATGGCTGCGATCGGTAGCGGTGACGATGGGGATGATGGCGACAAGAACGCATATTACAACCTTCCTGAGTACGTGAGACGTTCAAACATCGTGTTCCGTCTTCCTGGCATGGATGAGCAGTGGATAAGTATCCCTCTCCCTGTTGAGTACAGAGCCATGTACGGAATGGGCGAGCTTGCCATGAGTGCTGTAAGCGGAAAGGAACATTACACAGGCGAGGAGCTGGCAAACCAGATTGCAGGCCAGTTCAGTCAGCTTATGCCAATAGACTTCCTTGAAGGTGGCGGAGGCTGGAACGCCTTTGTTCCTTCTTCTGTCAAGCCTTTCGCAGAGGTGATAGCAAACAAGTCGTGGACGGGTATGCCTCTCTACAAGGATACTCCTTGGAATAAGGACATGCCAGAGTGGACAAAGTCTTACAAGAGCGGCAACAAGTATCTTATAAACCTGGCTGCCGTCATGAACGATGTGAGCGGAGGCGACCAGTACACAAAGGGTTCCATCGACATCAACCCTGCAAAGGTTGAATATCTGCTTAATGGTTACTTTGGTGGTGTCAGCAACACCATCGACAAGACATCCAAGATGTTTGATACCATGTTCGGAGACCGCGAGTATGACCCTAGAAACTGGCTTGTCCTCAACCGTGTGTTGAAGAATGGTGACGAGCGTACAGAGTACCGTGCCATCAACAACGAATACTTCCGCATGAAGGAAGAGCATGACAAGATCAAGTCACGACTGAAGCATTATGAAGCTGATACCGACAATGGAGTCATGGACTATGCGGATAAAATCAACTGGCTCTACAACTCACCGGAGTATCGACGCATGGAAATCTACGAGGACTATTCGGCAGACATCGACGCATACAACAAGGAGCTGAAGGAGCCTTTGAGTGACAAGGAGCGCAAGGAGGTTACAGACGGACTGAATGCCCTGAAGAAGCAGCTCGTCTATGCGGACAGCTTTACGAGAATGGACGTTGACGACCTCATGAAGGAACGCTCAAAGTTGCAGGAGAAGCTTTCAAAGGCTACGGACTTGCAGGAGAAGAGTGACATCGGTTACTTGCTCATGCTCATTCAGACAGAGCTAAAGGCGAACGGCCGTAAATAGTTAAACTTAGTATGGCGGCATTTATTCATATATTTGCCGCCATACACATTAATACATTATTATTATGGCAGTAGCAACAAAGAAAAGAGCTAAGCTATACCGTTTGAGTAACATCATGCCGAAGACTCCGGCACCGGACGAAAGCGTTATAGATAGTGTGAGAAGAGCAAAGAATTCCGACGACCGCAGACGAGGTTTTGACATTCTCATGGAAGCCAGCCTGTACTATAGCAATATGGATGATTACCGCAGGGACCGCCAGCGAAACAAGAGATATTGCTATGGCAAGCAGTGGGACGACATCATCGAGGTTGACAATAAACGCATGACGGAGGAGGAGTATATCAAGAGCCAGGGAAATATTCCGCTGAAGAACAATCTTATCAGAAGATTGGTGCGCAACGTGATAGGTGTGTACCGTTCCCAGTCGAAGGAGCCGACATGTATGGCAAGAGATCGAGACGAGCAGAAGCTTGGCGAGACCATGAGCACCATTTTGCAGTACAACATGCAGCTTAACCGCATGAATGGATTGTTGGCACGAACAATGGAGGAGTTCCTTATCTCCGGCTTTTGCGTTCACCGCAAGTACGCATGCTGGAAGAATGACCGCTTTGACTGCTGGACAGACTACGTTCAGCCGAACAACTTCTTCATAGACTCCAACATGAGAGACCCACGAGGATGGGACTGCACGATGCTTGGAGAGATACATGACATTTCGTTTGGTGACCTTTGCGGCCAGTTTGCCAAGTCGCCAGATGATTACAAGCGATTGAAGGAGATTTACCGTCATGCCGCAGATAAGGCAAGCGTTTCGATGTATGCAGACCAGTTCGGCTATCCAGCACAGAAGAACTGGAACTTCTTCGTAACGACTGACCCTAGCCGATGCCGTGTGATAGAGGTATGGAAGAAGGAGCAGAGAGACCGTTACAGATGTTATGATCCGCAGAATGGAAGCCGATTTAAAATAGACCTGGAGGATTACAAGGAGCTTGTCTTTGACGAGAACGAAAGGCGATTGCAGCAGGGTTTGGAGGACGGTATTCCTGAAGAGGAGATTCCTTTGATTCAGAAAGAGTGGTTCACCGACAACTACTGGTATTACTATTATATCAGTCCGTTTGGTGACATCCTGGAGGAGGGCGAGACTCCATACGAGCACAAGAGTCATCCTTATGTGTTCATGGCATATCCTTTCATTGACGGAGAGATACACAGTTTCGTGGCTGACGTGATAGACCAGCAGCGCTATGTGAACCGCCTCATCACCCTTTACGACTGGGTAATCAGAGCAACCGCCAAGGGTGTGCTTCTCGTTCCGAAGGACTGCTTGCCGGAAGGCGTATCCATAGAGGATATTGCTGAACGCTGGACAGAGGTTAACGGAGTGATTGTGTATGAGCCTAGCGAGAGCGGGCAGATTCCGCAGCAGGTTGCAGCAAGCTCGGTAAACATCGGAATCGGAGATTTGCTCAGTATGCAGCTGAAGTTCTTCGAGGATATTTCGGGCGTGAATGGAGCCTTGCAGGGTAAGCCTGGCTATAGCGGCACGAGTGCAGCACTCTACAGCCAGCAGACGCAGAATGCCACGACTTCACTTCTTGACATTCTTGAAGTGTTCAGCGAGTTCATCCGTAATGGAGCCATCAAGGACGTTAAGAACATACAGCAGTTCTATGATGATATTACCATGGCAAACATTGCCGGTAAGAACGCAGCTGAAATCAAGCGTGACCCTCAGAAGATTAGAGACGTTGAGTTTGACCTTAACGTTACCGAGAGCACGACAACTCCTGTATATCGCCAGCTGAGCAATGATATTCTCATGCAGCTCTGGCAGGCTCAGGCTATCAGCGTGGAGCAGCTTTTGGAAAATGGCGACTTCCCATTTGCAGACGATCTCTTGCAGAGCATCAGAAGCAACAAGGAGGCCATGGAGCGTGGCGAGCAGATGCAGGATGTTTCTCCGGAGCTTATACAGAAGGTGCAGCAGCAGGTACATGCAGACCCACGTGCAGCACAGTTGTTGCAGAGATATATGCAGCCTCAGCAGCAGGCAGCGTAATGGGTACAGGCGATGGAATCGCCTGGAACGGTGGCCGGAATGTGGCTTGAACGGAAAAGGCCGGGTAGTGGTTTCTACCCGGCCTTTTATTTATATGGTGGCAGCTGATACCACTTTCTTCTTTGCTGGGGCAAACTCATTTACCCTCATCACTATTTTCGGTACCGGCATCTCGAAGAAGCAGATGTGAAGACCGATGGCTCTTGTCATGAGCAAGTCGTCGTGCGCACCTACGATGGCACCATACGCACCATTAGGCTTCTTCTCGTAGTTGATGTACTCGTCGAGACAACGCTGGTCTCTCTCGATGTACATGTTCTCACGGATAACCCTTACCAGGGTTGTTATAATCATCGGCTTTGTAGATACGTTTGTATGGAATCCGTATTTCTTAGGAGCCTTCTTCTTAATATCCTCTGCACTCTGCTTGCGTGCGTAGAGGTGCTTGTACACACTTCTTATCTGGTTGAGGATAAATCCGGACTGGTCTCCCTCGGTGTCTCGCTCCTTGTCGTGCGTCTCGAGCGTGTTTGACTCAATGACGAGCAGGGAGTTGTCGTAGAACTTGGCTATCTGTGCAGCTTTCCATGCCAGGAGATCAATATCTATATGGCCGTACCACTGGGCAACGACACAAGGTTTGTCGCCTTCCATCATCCAGTATCTATCGAACACGACAATGACGGACCAGTCTGCCTTGTTGGAACGTCCGCCTACATCGACAACCGTAAGATACCTATTTGTGACCTTTTCGTCTTCCCATATTTCGGGGAGACTCCAAACCCACAGCTGGCCTTGCGCATCCTGCGTGAACTTCAAATCCATCAGGGCTTCCTTGCCCTCATCACCCTTGCCGTACACATCACCCACATAGCGAGGTGGGCGGACTGACTTCTCGAGAACCTCGACCTTGTATTTGTCGAAGACACGCTGTCCGGAGTGGACAAACGCCTCCACATCGTCGGATGGGAACTCGGCTGCCATCTGTCCATGGTCGTTGTACTTCTTTCGTTCCTCCACATACCAGTTGATGGCTTCGAGCGTTGCGCCCTTGTTCCAGAGCCACCACAGATATTTGCCTGGCTCCTCACGGTCGGACGGGATATTGTCGTTATTGCGATTCTTCCAAAGCCATTCAGCAAACTTCTTTTTCTTCTTCTCGCTATCGAAGGCAAGTGAGTATTGCTCGATGTCGAACCATGACACGAACATATTTTCAAACTGTGACTGCTTTTTCTTTGCAGCCTCGTACTCGCGATGGAAGAAGTTTCCGGTTCCGTTTGCCGTTGACTCGTACACAATCATTGTGTATGGTTTCAGCAGGATACCTGACGTTGCAGAGCGCACGATGTCTTCCGGCTTCTTTCCGTCCGTCGCCTTCCATATACCTACCTCGGACAGGTGGACAAGGTTGTAGTCACCGCCACGGCATGAATCCGGACGCTCTGCTGTACCTATCTTTATCTTGCAGTTGCGCTGAGGTACACGGTGGATAGCACCGGACTTTCCGACACCCACGAGCTTAGGTTCGTTCTCGTTGTATTCCTCACCCAGCTTGTACAGGAACTCAATAGGATATTCGGCTATCATGCGGTCGAACATATCCTTGATCTCGTCGGAACCTGTACCCTGGTGTGCGATGATGAGTGAGTTGAGACCGACACGGTGTACAAGCTGCAACCATGCCATGTACAGCTGCGATGTAGTTGAGCCTCCCCACTGGCGTGCCTTCAGCAGGATGATACGGATAGGTTTTCTACGGCTTCTGTATTTTTCGAGTTTCTTGACGAACCTGCGTTGCGGTCTTGTGAGCCTGAAAAGGCAGTCCGTTCCTCCACCTTTACGTTTGATATACACAAAGCAGGCTGCCCAGAAGGCGAAGTCGTACCGCATTCGCATCCTGGTAAATTGCTCCAGCACTTTCTGAAAATCTTCCTCCGTGACTTCCTCCACCTCCATATAGTCGAGGAGGAACCTTTCTATAGACCCTGATTCTACTATCTGCTTGACCAGCGGTATTCGCATCATCCTTACAGGCAACCATTGGTCGGGCAGGGGATGGTCGGAGATGTGTACCTTGACACGTCTTCCGATAGAACCTTCTCCGGTGACCGGGTCGAACTTGGCATAGATGATGGCATTTCTCCGGTCGTTTTCCTTGAGCAGTCCCTTTACTATTTCTTCTGCCTTAATTGCGTCCATACTTCCTTCCTTGTATTAAATTCGCAGTTCATCGTAGTTGTAGCATGGGGAAGTGTGCCAGTCTCTGCATTTTCTTTCTTATCCATTGTCTCCGAGCCTTGCATACCATAATCTTTGCGCTACCTGGCGTGATGTAGAACTTGGGTGCAGGCTGTTCTACCACGACGGTGCATAGCTTCCGCAGCGTCCACGTGGGATGCTGCTCTCTGAGCTTCACGACACGCCTGCTTATTTCCTCGAACATCTCACGTTTCAGTGGACGCATACTTGGCAGCGGCTTTCCCTGCAACATATCGGACACGACAACAGATGCACGAACATCGGATACATAGAACCTGTCTGCCGGTGCGTTGGCTATATACTTGTACACCTCAGGCATCTTTATGTATTCGCAACTCGTGATATAGTCGTCATACACTCTCATCAGGTTCTCCAGTCTTTCCTCGGAGAACTCCATGTTTGCACCAATATGTTTCATCTGCTCGTAGTTTGAAGGGGTTAAAATTGCATTGACACACCTTATTAAAGGCACTTCAAAGTTAGCAATAATGTGTGTAAAAAGATAAACTTGCTTTGTGCGAGAATGTGCCTATATTTGCGCAAAGTTTTTTCACTTATAAATAATAATTAAATTTATGGCTGATAATAAAGAAGTTAAAAGCAAGCGTGATTTGTTCTCGGACCGCATGAAGGGGAAATACCCAGACAAGCAGTTCGACGATGACGAGGCTCTTTTCGGTCAGATTAATGATGATTACGACGATTACGACAAGCGCCTGGGCGAATATCAGGGGCGAGAGGAAGCCATGAGCAACCTCTTTACGAGTGACCCTCGCTCTGCGAAATTCCTTACAGACTGGCGTAACGGCAAGGACCCTGCGATTGCTTTGGTTGATATGTATGGCGAGGACTTCGTGGAGGACATGAAAGACCCGGCCAAGCGTGAGGAGGTAGCGGCTGCAAGCAAGGCTTATGCCGAGCGTGTTGCCAAGGAAAAGAAATACCAGGAGCAGTATGACAAGAACATCGAGGAGACCCGCTCGACTGTTGAGAAATTGCAGCAGGAGGAAGGCTTGACCGATGATGAGATTGATGCAGCCATGGAGTTTCTGATTAACATCATGAAGGATGGTATCCTCGGCAAGTTCAGCGCAGAGAGTATCATGATGGCACTGAAAGCCATCAATCACGACGATGATGTGGACGATGCCTCACGTGAAGGTGAAGTTCGTGGCAGAAACGCCAAGATCCAGGAGCAGCTCCGCCAGGGCAGACGTGGTGACGGGCTTCCTCAGCTCGGTGGCAAGAACAGCAAGCCTGCCAAGAAGAAGCCTGAGAGTATCTTCGACATTGCCAAGGAAGCTACCTAGCCTATGGAACTGGTTGAAAGAAAAGATTGCGTGAAGCCACGCAGGGGGTGCTGGATACATGGTTCCCCGACCACCGTTAGCCGGATGGCAATGGAAGGCTTTGCCGTGGCTGACATTGACAAGCGAAAAAGTAAGTAATTTAATATTCACATTTTAATATTCACATTTTAATATTCAAGAAAATGGCAGAAATAGTAAACACACCTATTGCAGGTGAAAATGTTCAAACAGTATCTGGCACGCAGACACCTACCACTGGTACTGCTGGTGCCCAGACACAGATGCCTGGCAGAAGTACTACCGTGAGCGAGAGCGCAAGAGCTACCGGTGGTATTGACGCAGGCAATTTCATTGCCACTGCTGTGGACAAGGATCTCTTCGAGTTCCATAAGGATGATACCCCGTTGATGCAGCTGATGCTGAGAGCCAAGACGGTGAACGTAGATTCTCCTGAGGTACAACATTACATGATTGACGAGCCGCGAAGTGAGGTTGTGACATCGGCCAAGCTGGAAGCAACAACAGCCCGTTCCGCAGTTCTTCCGCTTGAAGTTGAGGATCAGAGTATCCCTGCTGAGTATGGAACCCTGCTTGTGAAGGGCGTAGATGGATATACAGAGGACGGCCAGACCAGGACTCCAGGCAAGGACTTGATGATTGCTGTTACAGGTACAGATCCGGTTACCAATAATCCTGTGATTATTGCCGTTAATGGTCCGAAGACCAACAGAACGGATGAGTACTGTACCGTGCCGGAGATTCCTGCTGGTACAACCTGCATTATCCTCTCGAATGCTCTCTATGAGACGCAGAAGGAGGTTGATCCTGATACAATCGTGCCAAAGCCTATCCTCTTGTATTTGCAGAAGCGTGGCATGAACCAGATTGTATCTGACTACTTCGATGCACAGAAGAAGCAGATTCCATTCTCAAAGGCGCTCATTGCTGAGCAGGCTATCACCAACTTCAAGGTGAAGGGTAACCGTACCTTGTGGTCAAGTCGAAAAGGTAAGGTAACGACAAAGACAAAGATTGGTCCTCAGACCATCTATTATACAGAGGGTGTCCGCTGGCAGTTCAAGCGTCTGCTGCAGAAGACCGGCAAGTGGACTTACGAGCAGTTCATTGCACTTGCCAAGATGTTCTATACTGGTGAGGATGTTCCTAAGACAGCCTTGCTTCTTGCAGGTAAGAATCTGCTTGAGAACATTCAGTGTATTGACTTCTCCAAGCATCCGGAGGTGACCATCACCGTAACAACCAATTCTCTTGGATGGGAGGTAACACGCATTCACACTGTATTTGGTGATATTGACATCAAGCGTGAGCCAACACTTGACTACTTGAAGTGGAGCAACAGTGGTGCTCTGATTGGTGAAGACCGCCTTGTTCACTATGTTTACCGCAATGAACACAGCTTTGACGATGATGTTGAGGGTGAGGAGGCAAAGCGCAGCGGTGTTCTCGTATGGGACGGCCTCGGCTTGAAGGGAACCTGCCATATCTGGATTGACGGTGAGGGTACACCTGCCACACTTGGTGCTACCGGCTTCACTATGTGGGACAGCGAGGCTGCTCCAACTGGTGACGACCTTATCGACGGTCAGGTATATTACCTGCTTTGCGACTGCCCAGGCATTTCAAAGAATGCTATGAGTGGCCAGATGTGGAAGTACACCAAGGCTACAACATCCTGGGATGAGTTCAACGGTGATCTGTTTGCGCAGGAAGAGTAGTTGATTCATAATTTTTGATTTTTGGGGTGTATCTTTGGTATCACCGATGATACGCCCCTTCATTTTACTTTTAAATACACAGTTATGAAATTAAAGAAATATGGTGCCATTGGCGTGATGGAGTGGCAGCTTAACCTGCCAGTCGGCAAGGCTACTGTTCATGTGGAGTTCAAGGGTGGATTTGAGAATAAGTACGGTATTCATCCTGCTACTTTTATGACGACTGATCCTATCGTGCAGACTGTCATTGAGCGCTCTTATTATTTTGCCAGCGGCAAGATTAAGCTGCTTGACGTGAAAAACCTTGGATTGTCGCCAATGGAGATTGCAGCACAGAAGCGCAAGGCTGAGGAGATTGCCAAGAAAAAGGCCGAGGAGATTGCCAAGAAAAAGGCTGATGATGAGGCTAAGGCGAAAGCTGAGGCACAGGCGAAAGCTGAGGCTGATGCGCAGGCTGGTAATGCTCAGGGACAGGCGATAGAATCGCCTGGAACGGTGGCTAATGAGGATGCTACTGATGCGGCTGAGACTGAGTTGGAGAACGAGACAGAAGAGGTTGCGGAGAACGAGGAAGCAGAAGAGAATGCCGTTGATGGTTCTGTTTACGATGTAGAAGGAGAGACCACTAGCGGTGTAGATATGGCTTCTGATGAGGGTGAATACACAGTAGTACCGGTGACCTGCAACGAGGATGCCAAGAACTACCTTGTTGACAACTTCAACTGTTCTGCCAGAAAACTGACAAACTGGGCTACTATTCTGGAAGTAGGCAAGGCTAACGGTGTTCTCTTCGAGAAGTAGTAATTAATAAAGGATTCAACCATGATCAAGCAGATAGAAGACATCGTTCGTGATGTTAGAATAGCCATTGACGAGAACGCCACTTCCAAGGCTCTGTTTGCGGAAGGCGACACGGAGACCTTGACCCTTGACGAAATCATCAAGAGCAAGATAGCTGATTCTGTCAGGAAGGTGGAGATGGAAGCTCCTGCACGCCTGCTTGATAGTGGCGAGAACTTTGGTGATAGCGGTGTGTATTGGAATGCCAACCTGAGCGGCTGGATCATCCTTCCGGATGATTTCATGCGCATGTTGGTATTCCGCATGAGCGACTGGGAGCGCAGTGTGTATGATACGGTGGATGAGGGCAGCGAAGCCTATGCCTTGCAATCATCCCCATTCAAGGGCATACGTGGCAATCCGCAGAAGCCGGTATGCGCCATCACGCTCAGGGCAGAAGGCAGGGTGCTGGAGTTCTTCAGCTGTGACTCGAAGGATGCGACGATACAGCAGGCCGTCTATCTTTCGCAGCCTAGGATAGAGGACGGTGGCATACACATCTGTGAGAAATGCTATTCCTCTATTGTGTATCACATAGCCGCCATGACCGAGCAGACGTTTGGCAATACAGACGCGACAAAGTTATTCCTGGAATTATCAAATAGTTTATTGTTATGACAGAAGAGACAAACAACATAGAGAACCATTCCGTAGGTGGAAGCGTAGCCGTAGGACGGGACGTTACCGTAGGTGGCCGTTCCACCATAAGGGGCAATGCGACCTTCAACCGTGATGTTTATATCAGCGGCTGGCTTAACGCACGGAACATCCGTGGAGCCGGCAAGGGTCTGTATGAGACAGTTGATAAGCTGAACAGTGCTTACCTTAATCCGGAGAATGGCTGGTTTGCCTTGGTTGGCAATACTTTGCCTGCTGACATATACCGGGCATGGGGCGGAGAATGGGTGGCTACAGGGCAGAAAGGTGGTGAACCGGTTCTTGAACTTGCCAAGCTGACCGAGCTGAGTGAGTCTCTGGAGAATGAGGTTTCCGCTCGTGTTGCTGCTGATGAAGCTTTAAAAAAGGCTGTTGATGCAGAGGTTACCGCACGTGCCAATGGTGACAAGGAACTCAGCGACGCCCTGGCGAAGGAGATTGCAGACCGTGAGAAGGCTATTGCCGATGAGGTTCTTGCCAGGACAACTGCCATCGACAAAGCTATTGAGGCGGAAGCTGCTGCACGGACTAAGGATATAGCTGCCGAAGCTAAGGCTAGAGAGGATGCCGATGCGGCTGAGACTAAGGCTAGAACTGCTGCCATTGAAGCGGAAGCACAGGCTAGAGATACTGCTATTTCTGCTGAGGCTACGGCACGAAGCAATGCTGACACGGCTTTGCAGACTGCCATGAACGAGAACGTGAAGGAGCTTAAAGGAGCTGACACGGAGCATGAGAGCAGGCTTCTTGCACTGGAGCAGAGCGAATGGCCTTTGTCGCTGGAGCTTTCCATCAATCCGATTTTGATTGAGTTTACCGGAAGTGAGAAAGATACTTCTGTAGCCTGGAAGATTATGCGCAAGGGAGTAGGGGTTACGCCTACGGTGCTTACATTCAAGCAGGATGGGGTGGCACTTAGTGCTGAACTGTCCGCTAATGGAAGTATTAATGCCAAGGTGAACAAACTGGGTGACACGGTGTTTGAGATAGCCGTGGAGGCTGAGGGTATGAAGAAGAGTGCCAGTAAGAAACTGACCATGGTGCTGCCTGTATATATGGGCTTTGCTGGTGCTTCTGATGCAGCAGGGCTTGCTATTACCGAACTTTCAAAGTATGCTCCTCTTGCATCGCCTGCTGGCACATACAAGATAAAGAACAATGCTGATGGTATCTATCTTTGGCTTTGCGTGCCTGACACCATGACAATAAACAAGGTTACATCCAGCGGCTTTACCGTTCCTATGAGGGAGGTGCAGACCGGACAGACCGAGCTGGGAGGCTACAAGTGCTACCGTTCAAGCAACGCCATCGTGGCAGGTGAATATACATACACAATATCATAAACGCTTATGGACACAAAGAATACGATAGACATCTTCGGAATGCTTGAAGCCAAGACCCTTGACGGAATCCTCGCCCTTGCGCAGCAGATATACGACAAGGAAATAGGACTGATGCAGGGAAAGGTGAACGAGCTTTCATCGGTGAAGGACGATGACGGCAACGTGAGAAAGCAGCCGCTTCGCATCGTGAAGAGCGACATGTGGGTGTATGCCATCGAGGACAGTAACGGAAACATGCTGCTCAGCGTAAACCGTGATGGGGAGGTATGGTACAAGAAGGGCATGAGTGACGAGGTTCGCAGGAAGTTTGAGGAGATAGCCAACCGTCTGAAAGAGCTTAGCGGATGGAAGATAACCGAGGACGAGCAGTATATGTTCCTGATTACGGACAGCGCAAACAACCTTCTGTTCGGTATCAACCGTAAGGGTGAGATGGAATGCGACAAGGGCATGAGCCGGGAAGTGAGAGAACGCCTGGATGAGCTGAGAGGCTGGCAGGTGAAGAGAAACGAGCAGTTTGTCTTCCTTGTGACCGACAAGAAACAGAATCTTCTGCTTGGCATACGAAGGGACAATGGCCGACTTGTGGTGCCACATGGCTTCATCGAGGTGGTGACCGAGAAGGAGTATGAGGAGACCGAGATAGAGAATGACGTGCTCTATGCCATCAAGGGCAAGGGCGGACGTATCGTTGACCTTTGCCTTAACGGACAACCCATCAGAAACAGTGAGGAGCATTTCTTCTCGAAGGAAGACAACATCCTTATGTATAACGGCCACATGACCGTGATGCCACGCATATACATAGACCATGACGAAATGATGCTTATGGTGGAATATCCTACCGGATATGAAGGACCGCTGTTCGAGAATGTGGATGGAATGCTTTTCGTTAGGAACTAATAGGAGTGTTAAACTTTTAATTTAAATAACAATGGGAAAATCATTAGGATCCATCGGATTCAGAAAGCGAGGTGAGTTCAAGCCTAATACTTTCTACCGGATGGACGATATGTTTAAGCATGGCCGTTCGACTTACTATGTACTGGAAGACTTCACGTCTGGTGAGACTTTCGAGGAGACGGCCGACAAGGTGGAGTTGCTTGCTGATGCCACTGGCGTGGAAGAGATTGCCCAGAGAGCCGAGAACGCAGCTTCACTTGCAGAGACCAACGGAGCCGAAGCTGGCGTGCAGGCTGAGGAAGCACGGAATGCAGCGGCTGAGGCCAACAAGCAGGCTGAGACTGCCAGGGAGGTGACCGGTGTGTTTGGCAGCAACTTCAAGAAGGTAATCAATGACCAGTTCCTCTATGCCATCAGTGACTTGCTCGGCAATCTGCTTTGGGGTATCAGAAAGGACGGAAGCACCTACGACCCTAAGGGTGTGCCGGAAATGGTGAAGAAGCTCATCGAGGAGATTAACAAGCGCATCGACAAGCAGGAGGCACGTCTGCATCTGATAGACAACCCGAACTATGTGTTCGCCATCGCTGATGCCCTGGGCAATCTTCTGTTCGGCATTGACAAGAACGGTGCATCGTTCGTGAATGCGCTGAAAGGCGTGGTAGTGATAGAGAAGGTAGAGAACAAGCAGTTTATCTTTGCCGTAAAGGATAGCGCAGACAATCTTCTGTTCGGTATCCGCCATGACGGAACCTTCGCCTGCTCGAAGTTCGAGCTTCCGGCTTCCATCATCAAGCAGCTGGAGCAGGCCATGAAGAATAAGTATCTGCATACGGAGGACGGGGATATGGAATTCCTTTTCCGCTTGCAGGACGTGAATGGCGTGATTGTGTTTGGCGTAAGATGGGATGGTACCAGCTACATGCCTAAGGGTATTCCGCTGGAGCAGGTAGCCAAGAACGTGAAGTTCGAGAAGCGCATCACTTCGCTGGAGGAGAGACTTGCCAACTTCCGTGGCGGTACGGGCGACTGGAGTGAGACCGGAAAGATGCAGGTTCCTATTCCACGATGTGCCATGTTGAACCTGCTTACTTCTACCATGCCGACTGCCAAGAGCGGAATGGGTACGAGTGGCGTGAACTGTGACATTCCTTGCCTTGCCGAGTTCTGGGATATGCAGGGAAATTATTTCAAGATTCCTATCCTTCTGAGTGCGCAAGGCAACAGTTCGATGGGCTTTGCAAAGAAGAACCTTGCCATCGACCTGTTCAAAGATGCAGCGAGAAAAGAGAGCTTCGTTGTGAAGTTCGGTGACTGGGTATCGCAGGACAGCTTCCATCTGAAAGCATACTATACAGACACCTTCCGTGGTGTAGGTGCTGTAAGCTATATGCTCTATGAGGAAATGGCCAAGACAAGAGACCTGGGCGACGACCGACCATATAAGAGTGAGTTTACTACGAAATACGGAACTTCGGACGCAGGTATCGGCTCCGAGGAGTCGCTTGACAGAAACTTCGATACCGGGGCCAAGTGTTTTCCTCAGGGATTCCCGGTAATCGTGTATCAGAACGGAGAGTTCTATGGTGTGTATTCCTGGCAGTTGAAAAAGCATCGTGACAACATGCACATGAACAAGAAGACCGCAGAGCACGTTCACCTTGACGGTACGCTGGGAGCAGACAGCATCTTTGGCGGCAACATCAAGTGGGACCAGTTTGAAGTGAGAAATCCTAAGAGCCTGTACATGCAGGAGCGACAGAGTATCAGAGGCGAGGAAACGCTGGAATACAACGGTGACTATCCGAGGGAGATCATGGGCGAGGATGCCGGGGAGTATGATTCCGGAAACAAGAACATGAAGCGTTGTGCAGCCGTAAAGAAGCACATCATCGCACTGAGCGGACGAATGGCTGAGCTGAAACAGGCTGAGACGGACGGCAAGAGTTCTGACGAAATCAAGGCACTCATCGAAAAATACTTCAAGGTTTCGTTCATGGTGGACTATATCCTTGAGACCAACCTGGTGAGTGATGGTGACGGATATAACAAGAACTGGCAGTGGACAACGTATGATGGCGTGCAGTGGACAGCCAACCCTTACGACCATGACGGCATTTTCGGTGCCTACCATATTGGCAACTATGTGAGTGCTCCGGGCAGTGGCTGGCTGGGTAACACTACAACCATTCCTTCTGGCTGGATCATCAAGTACTATTTGCCGGAGTTGAAGGCAAGATGGGCGCAGCTTAGAAAGGCAGGTATCTTTGAGGCGAAGCACATAGCCGGTATTCTCTACGACTGGTGTGACCGTATAGGCTTCGACAACTGGGAGGCTGAATACAAGAAATGGGACGAGAGTCCTTGCAACCGACCTAGCCTTATCAATGATGAGTACTGGGCACGCAGCACAGGCTACACAGTGGGCTGGGCAGCAACATCCACCTACGGAAAGGGAAACATAGCTAACCGGAGCGGAAAGGCATATAAGAGCCTTATCACCGGAAACGTGGGCAATGACCCTGTCGAGGACGATGGTACGAAATGGGAGGACATTACATACAATGCGGAGAAGCAGTATGCCGTGAATGACGTGTGCTACTACGGAAGCTCCAATCTTTACGGATTCAAGTGCAAGGCTGCATGTGTGGGACAGGCTCCTCTTACTGGTTTCTACAAGTTATATCCTAAGGAACTGGGACACTTTGACAGTGTGTATCGTGTAGAGAACTGGTTAAAGAAACGCATCGAGTATATGGATAAACTCCTAGAATATTCGGTACAATAGAAAAGACAGTTAAATATATTGTTTAATAAGAAATCATAAGAAAATTATGGGAAACCAATGTGTAATTTTAACATGTGAGGGCAGCGTGACCGACCCTAACATGACCAAGGTAGAGCACTACTACGGTATTGAGTTCACCCGAGGTGAGAGCAACCAGGGTGGCAACAATGGCTATCACAAGATGATTGGTGACGCAACCCTGCTGAAGGAAATGCGCTTCCACAACCAGATGGCCATCGTGAACGTGAAGGATGCAGCCATCACTGCTGAACTGAACCAGACCAACTGGAACAAGACCAAGGACGGTGGTACCAGCGTACTTGACGGTTCGGACGGCTCAGACATCATGCAGGTGCATAAGAAGTCGGTATATGCCATTATCGGTGGTAGTAATGCTACATACGAGCGATATATCGTGAGTGATCATCCTTTCAGCTATGATGGTGATGAGGCTATCGAGTTCCCTGCTGGCGGTGATACTCCTGACTATGCCGTGCTTCTTGACGGCATGATGCGCTCTATCCGCAACGACAAGGTGGATGGTACACACTTCGCTGGTAATGGTACAGCACATACAGACAGCGGCTATGGTACAGCGGACGCTAAGGGCTATCCGAAAACCCAGCTGACCCGATTCCAGTTTGAGCAGTATGCACGTGCCAAGAACAGTGACCCATCAAGCAACCTTCCTTATACCAACATCTGTAACTTTGACCTGGAGTTGGAAATGGCGTTCATGTTCATCGAGTTCAGAACCAAGAACCTGAACAGTTTGCTCGGACATGGTATCTCCAGTATTGCGGCTCCTACCGCTGATACATGGGGCAAGGTGACTGGCTTCCGTCTGACTAATGACGGTGGCAATACCTATACTTACCTCACCTTCGGTAGCAATGTATATTTGCCAGGCTCTCAGACTCCTATCAACATGTTCACTGTATTGAACCAGAGTAGCCCGGTATTGAAGGTGTTCGAGGGTCAGCTTGCAGTTTCCAATGGCCAGACCCTGGAGCCAGTGAAGGATGCAGACGGTAATGCCGTGCAGGGCATGAGCGATGGCGTAATGACTGGTGTATGGACCAAGCGATTCTCATTCCAGCTCAACGCATCACTTACACAGGGCGGAGAAGCCAAGACATATAATGTTGATGCCGTTCTTAGTGTTCTTATCTGGCGTGGTAAGGTAAGACTTTGGGGTAACTGTTCACAGTGGATCAGCGGCTATGAGCTTCTTCACTACCTGATTGGTGATACCTATCACTACAAGGTATATCGTGCTCCTAGCGTGGCTGCGCTTACTACAGACGCAGATGTGACATACAAGACTGCTGAGGGTGGCTTTGCATTTGAGAAGTCTTACGAGTATGTTGGTGAGATGCCTGCGACCAAGACTGCTGGCGGTGTAGGCTTCGGCTGGGCTAAGAAGATGCTTTCGCTCAGAAACATCACCACTGCCATCATGGCTGAGGGTGGCGGCAACATTGGTACATTTGAGAATGCTACATCATACGGATTCAACAGTGCAACTGCTGGTCAGTATATTCGCCGCGGGTGTCCCTTTGGCGGCCCTGCGTATGAGAGCGTCTGCGTTCTTCGTTATGCGTATGTGAGCAACGAGCCGTCGTATTCGAGCACGGCCGTCGGTTCCGGCTTCCGTGTGCAGCTTGACGATTAACACGGCTGCCGCTTGACGAAATCGAAAACCGAAAGCCTCTCTCCTGTCCTGGAAGGACAGGCCGAAAACCGAAATCTCCTGTCGAAATCGCAATCGCACTCGGGCGTTTTTGGAGGAGGGGCTTTCAAAATAATATAAACACTGAATAAGAAAAAGTAAAAAATATGGAAAGACAGATTTTCTTTGCAGAGAAGCCACAGCCAATGGACTGGGGCAAGAAAAAGATTGTTCCTCTTAACATCAACGAGGAGCCATATATTGAGGACGGCAAGAAGAAAACAGGCTATCGTGCCGACCTGGTTAAGAAGGTTGATGAGCCTTTGACCGTTGACAACATCGTGCTTGCAGCCACGAATGAGGAGTTTGGCGAGGATGCACAGAAGCGCATCATGCTGAAATTTGCCAAGCAGGGTGATGCCGAGGTGGAGAAGTATAAGGCTTTCGTGGCAGAGGTGACCCAGGCAGCCCTGGCTGCTGGCTACGTTTATGCCACCGAGGACGACAAGAGTGAGTAAAGAGAATGTTTAACAACAAGTATTGAGTTTAAAGTCGAGCTGTGAGAGCAGTCTAGACATCATGAAGGGTTGTCCGTGAATGCGGGTCTCACTTTGGCGGCAATGCGAATGAGAGCATCTGCGTTCTTCGTTATGCGAATGTGAACAACGAGCCGTCGAATTCGAACACGAACATCGGTTCCAGCTTACGTGTGATAGGCATGATATTTAATAATCAACTTGGTTAGACCAGGTTCACGGAGACCACACCCGAATGGTGAAAAATGACAGACAAGGCAACATGAAAAAGCGAGGTTGTCCGCCTGTTAGTAGGCGTGCATTTGTAGGCACGTTCGGAAGCTGGCGAAAAGGCTCACACGGGCTTATGCACGAAAAGGCGTGCAGGGAGCTATGAAAAGAATAGGTAACGTCTGGGATGACTTTTGCAGCGTAGATTTGATTAAGACTGCCATTAGGAATGCCGCAAAGGGCAAGAGGAAATACCGCAAGGTGAGGAAGGTGCTGGCCAATATTGATGATTATGCCGAGCAGCTACACAAATTGCTGGTGGATGAAATGTTTTCTCCTTCGCCCTATACCTGCGACATCATGAAGACGGAATATGGAAAAGAGAGGGAGATTTTCAAGCTCCCTTTCTTTCCCGACCGTGTGGTGCAGCACTGCATATCGCTTGTGCTTAGGGACAGATGGACGAAGAGTTTCACTTCTGACAGCTATGCCTGCCTTGTGGGTAGGGGCATCAACTGCAAGCAGAAGAGGTATAACCTGAACCATAAGTTGAAGCGAGCCATAGAAAGCTATCCTCCTGGTGTGCGGCTGTATGCCCTACAGATGGACATACGGAAATGCTACCCGACCGTGGATAACAAGCTGCTGGCCGAGATAAACAGGAAGTACTGCAAGGACGAGAAGATGCTTGCGCTGCTCGATATGCTGAACTTCAACGAGGGAAGCAAGGGTTTGCCGATAGGCAATTTCCTGAGCCAGCTCTGGATCAACATCGTGCTTACCCTTCTTGACAGATACATCAAGGAGGTATTGAAGGCGGATGATTACTTCCGCTATATGGATGATATGGTGTTGATAAGTGACGACAAGCATAAGCTGCATGAATGGAAATGGCGAATCATGAACTTTGTGTTCTATGTGCTTCATCAGGAGATAAACGGCAAGAGGCAGGTTTATCCGATAGGCGAGAGCAGGGCGGAGCGAGGTATTGACTTTGCAGGCTATGTTTACCGCAGGGGCTTTACGCTAGTAAGGAAGCGCATTAAGCAGAGCTTTGCGAGAAAGCGCAGATGCAGGCTGAGTGTGCCTAGCTACGTAGGAATAGTTGAGCACTGTGATGGCAAAAACTTGATACGGAAATTAAAGGAAGGAAACAATATGGCGTTTTCTGACCTAGGTAGAAAGATAGAGCGCCCATTTGAGGGTGACAACATCAAGATAGACCAGGTAGTAGATAGACCGATAGAGCTGCTTGACTTCGAGGTACGCCCTAGCGAGAAGAAGGCTGGTACTGACTACGTGAAGCTGCAAATCCGCTTTGAGGGCAGGAAGAGATTTATCGGTGGCGGCTATCAGTTTCTGGCCGATTTCCTGAAGACCTTGCCACCTGCCAGGGAATTGAAGAAGCTTCCGCTCGGACAGGGACTTCCTCAGCATACCGTGATACGCAATAAGCGAGGTTATTATTTTGATGGTACAATAGATGAATGATTAAAATGTAAACGAAATGGAAATGGTATTTAAGATTTGGAAGATTACCGCAATGGCTTGCGGTGGGTTGGTGGGATGGATGATAGGAGAGTTCAAGCCTGCTTTTCCTCTGGCCGTCGTGGCCGTCGTGTTTATCCTGTATGACGCATGGACAGCTTACAAGCTGGATAAGCGAGTACATAACGCCTACCCTGACAAGACTCAGCGAAAGCAGGCTAAGTTCACATCGTTCGCCTTCGGCAAGGTGGTGAAGCAGACGATTCCGAAACGCCTTATGCTCATCATTCTTGCATTCCTGGCAGAGCACTGGGTGTTTATCCATGTTACTATCCCCTTGTCGTATGTTGTTACAGGTGCAATCTGCTTCGAGCAGTTCTGGTCGATCCTGGAGAACGAGAGCAGCTGCAGACCGGAGTCTGAGAGTAGGTTTTGGAAGCTGATGCAGCAGATAATGGTTGACAAGACGGAGCGTCACCTTGATGTGAATCTTGATAAGTTCAAGCATTAAAGTAATTTGATACACAATGATTAAAGTTTTAGTTGATAACGGCCATGGTGTGGAAACACCGGGAAAACGCAGCCCGGATGGGCGATTGCGTGAGTACAAGTATGCAAGGGAGATTGCAGCTTCTGTAGTTGCCAGGCTGAAAGAACTGGGCTATGATGCAGGCTTGATAGTGGAAGAGGACAGGGATGTTTCCCTACAGGACCGCTGCAAGCGAGTGAACAACTGGTGCGAGCTGAAGGGGAGCAAGAACGTTATCCTGGTAAGTGTGCATGTGAATGCTGCCGGCAATGGTGAGTGGATGAACGCAACCGGATGGAGCGCATACACAAGCAGGGGACAGACTTCTGCCGACAAGCTTGCTGACTGCCTGTATGATGCGGCCAAGGAAGCATTACCAGGTAAGAAGATGCGCACGGACTATTCGGACGGAGATCCGGACATCGAGGCTGGTTTCTATATACTGAAGCATACCAGATGTGCCGCAGTTCTTACGGAGAATTTCTTCCAGGACAACAAGCAGGACGTTGATTTCCTGCTTTCCAACGAGGGTAGGGAATCTATCGTGCAGCTTCACGTGAATGGTATCGTGAACTATATAAAGCAAGTGAAATGAAAAAATATCTAAAGAAATACTGGCCATTGGCAGTTGCAGTAATACTGATAGTATTGAACTGCATGTTGACTTTTAAAGACAGTGGACACAAGAATAAAGGCGATGGCACGAAAGTGAAGGTTGACTCCACCGTATATGTGGATACCATCCCTTACCTCTTGCCGGTACCAAAGGACTCTGTAGTCTTGCGTTACGATACACGCAAGGTGCCATTGGCAGATGTGAAGACTGCCTATGACTCAGCCACAGGCGATAGCGTGGTGATAGTAGGTAACATCCCGGTGACACAGAATGTGTATCGTGACTCAAGCTACATTGCCTGGGTGAGCGGTTACCGACCCAGCCTTGACAGTATCAAGGTATTCTCGACAACCCGATATATAACAAAGATTATCACCGAAGAGAGCGAGCCTCCCTGAGAGACGTTTCAGATTCGGCCTGCAAGCCGGGTACGGCATGACACCAAAGGGCATGCAGCCATACGTGGGCGTGGGCATAGGCTACCACTTCTAGACGTAACAAGATAAACCTTCTGTTTAACGGGAAAGGCTTAACTTTGCGGTAATCAAATAATAAGGAATTATGAAAGTCGTAGATATAACAGTGAACAAGGGCGACGTGCTCAACGAAGTTGCCAAGACCACAGCATACTCTGGTGCCAAGATGACTGGAGAGGAAGGTGCGTATGAACGTATCTTCACAACCAAGTCGGACCGGGAAATGCTTGAACGCTTCTGGACGGAATGCCAGGTGTCTGTATGCGAGACCTTGAAAAAGTTCCTTCAGCAGGAAGAAACTACTGATGAGGGCTGGAACCTGGAACTGGGACTGTCTGAATCGTTTGACGACACCTTGATCAAGAGCATCAAGAAGGAACTGTTCAGCTTCTTCGTTACCGGCATCGTAGCCAAGTGGTATGTGTTCACAAACAAGAAGGAGGCAGGAGAATATGAAGGCTCGGCATCCCATCTGCTTGTTGGTATCCACAAGAAGGTGCTGTTCAAGAAGAAGCCGACACGGCCTACTTATAGTTAGTAATCATTTAAAATACAAGAATTATGGCAGAAAGCAAGAAGAATCTCACGGTAAAGCTGAAGGTGCAGGAACTGATGTTCGACATCATGAACAAGGCTTACCTTACCGGACAGGCACGCGAGGCAGGCGGCAAGGGCTACGAGGAAGCCAGCAACATGCAGGCGAGCGAGGACGACGAGAACAGTTACCAGCTCCGCAGATCGCTGGCCAACGCATTCAGCGGCTTGAAGAGCATCTTAGGCGAATACCTGGACGAGGACAAAACGACAACCAACAATATCATTCAGAATGAGATTGATAGCGATGGTGAGTTGAAGTTGGAGTTTAAGTTGCCAAGCAACTACAACAGTGCTTCGTCTGACGCAATGGGTAACAACATCCATGCTTATCTGGTAGATGTAGCCCTGAGCGAGTGGTTTATCATCACCAACAAGGAAGACGCCAAGGACTATGTAGATCATAGTGCGGCAAGCCTGGAGGTAGTGAAGCGTGCTCTCTACAAGCGCAGCCGTCCTACACGTCCTACATACACAACTCCGGATCCTGGCACTAACCAGGAAGGCGGCAAATAAAAGAACCGTGGGTTATGGAGTTATACGACAGCAAGGAATACAAGGCGAAGACAGTGACCCTTGTGTTCAGACGAGAGCAGTTACTCTATGACATCAGCAACTACGCCTTCGTTGAGGGCGACATCATGGGTGAGGATGCGGAACACGCACGGCACCAGGTGAAGGACATAGCAGAGGAAGGTAATGTGGACCGGGTGAACCGGGTGCTGAACCTCGCCCATGATGAATGCGTTGAGCAGCTCTACCCTTACACGAATGAAGAGGTGGAGGATGGCGAACGTCTTGATGATACCCTTGTGGCTCCTGAAGAATACACCATAGTATTGAAGCTGCCCGAGGGTTTTGCCAAGAGCACCTTGAAACTGGAAAGGACGCTGATTCATGAGTATATGGTTTGCCGGGTGTTGCAGGACTGGTTAAGTATTACCTTCCCGAACAGTGCGCCAAACTGGGAGAAGAAGATGATTCAACTGAAAAGCAAGATGAAGACCGCATTGCTTTCCAGGAAGCTTACCATACGACGGAAGCTCAAACCGTTTTGATCTGTTAGTTGGTTTTATATTAGTTAATATGTTTTTTGTTGATTTGTTTATTGATTTTATATCGTAAGTTTTAGTAGTTAGTTTTGGGGAAGAGGGGTGTCAGTGATGATACCCCTCTTTTTAGTGTCATTATCTTAGTCTGTTGGTATAGCGAGGTGTGTATTGGGTAGAGAAAGAACTGATGCTTTCTCCATTTTCCAGATAGCCGAACAAGACGAGACGGAAATACCGGTAAGGTGTTCCGAAGCCACGCACGTGATGATCCCATGAGCCGTAAATCGGGTGCCAGTTGAAGAGGTTTTCACTGCCATATAATACGGTTCCGACGTGTCCTCTCTGGAATGTTCCTCGTATGATGAGCGCGTCGATGGTCTTCAATACGTTCGGATCATCCAGCTTGAATGCACGTGTGATGAGCAATATGGCACTTTTTGTTGCTTCCGTAGCGGAGAAGTTCACCAGGTTGGCATCTGCATCCATGGCCAGTGATTCCGGGTAGGAGTTGACCGTAGCTGAAATATTGCTGAGCATCATTCCCCACTGCTGGGTTTTCAGCGAATACACATAGGCATAAGCCTGCTCCGGGTTATACACGATGATGCGCTGGTGTGTATAGTCGAAGAGCATGCGGCAAGACGACAGGTACTCCACGAAAGGAACAATATCGAGGGAATCCGGCAGTTTGACCTGCATCTTCTGGAGTTCGCTGATATAGACCTCCTTCGCATAGCCTATCCTAGGTAGGCTCGGTATGAATGATAGCGGAACAGAGTTGTTGATGGAATCGCTGATGCACATAGCCTGGGAACCTGACAGCAGCATGATGCCACGGTTCGTAGCGAAGAGTACTGCTGAATCCATCTGTGTGATGCTTTCGGAGTTGACGCATACCTCACGTGTGACCGGCTGCTTTGCAGAATAGCTTCCTGTAGAGGAGACTTCCAGCGCCCAGACACCATCGGTAGAGAAGGCATAGAGTGGGAACTGGCCGAACTGACCCTGCGACAAAGCCTTGACGGCAGCGCATATTCCAAGAATCTTTCCTGTGCCAATGGTGTTGATACCAGTGGTAGGGAAGAAGAAAGGGTTGTTGACCTGCGAGGTGTATATCTTGTTTGGTATCTCGACGGTACGTTCTGCCAGCGATGATACATTAGGCTGGCTTCCTTTTTCTTCCAGATCATCCCATCCTCCAAAGAAGAAGGAACCATTCAGGAAATCGTGTGATTGAAGCGGAACCTCATACACAGTTGGGAAAACATCGTACTTCACTACGTATGCCTTATATGCGTTGATGTTTGGATAGTAGAGGAACAGTGTTGGCATGTAGGCTCTAGCGAAGCTGTACGCATCTCCCTTTACAATAATATCCTTTCCGTCCTGCTTGATTACGAAATACACATAGTATGTCGCCTTGCCATCAAGAACCGTTGGTTCTGCGTCTGAGAAATTGTACACATATCCATCGGTATAACAGAACATGGAACCTGCATTGTAGCCGTTGAAAAGCTGCTTGCTGATGTTGGCTACGTTTACCCTGGAGTTGTAGGAGAAGGCATAGCGAGGTATGAGCGTATCGTGGGAGTCATAATCATCCGTCATTACTTCGCGGTTGAGAAGTGACTGCAAATAGTCTTCCTCTATGTCGATGAGAGTACGGGTAGTTGTCAGCGACTCTACCTTGATACTCTCAAGCAGGAAGAACTGGGATGTTGTGCGAATATCCTCACGCACGCAATCAACGGAGCGACGAGGTATCATCAATCGGCCTGCTGGGTACGTCCATTCCGATGAACTCTTGAAAGGATCTCCAAACGTGAAGGCATAAAGATGATTGAAGTTTTGCTTCTGATAGCGTAGTGGATATGTTGTGCCAAGCGGGTCAACATTCTGGTTGATATGCTTGCATACACAATAGGAATCTATATCAGTAGATTCCTTGAACCCGGTACACTTTCCGTTCTGATCGTATGTGTAGATTGGCTTGGAAATGAATATATCCACCGAACGGATGATGTCTTTCCAGTTGGCCAGGCCATCAATATACTTCTGCGCAATAACCGCATAGTCGAGCCGGGATAAAGCAGCCATGATTCTGAGCTTTGCATCTGTATATTTGCCTTGTCCGGTGATGTGCTCATAAAAGACCTGCGGTGCGAGGTCGGATGATGCTATCATGAGCACTGGTGCAGAGTGCATGGTTAGCGAACCATCATACATGCGATAGGCGTAGCGCACCAGGAAAGGGAAGATAAAGCGTCCCTTGTTGGTTGACTCCTCGGCAATGAACTTGTTTACCTTTGCCAGCACCTGGTCTGTTATCTTGTTTTTGTTTTCGTCAGTGAACTCCTTGAATATATCTGATTTGGAGATTGCATCAAACGAAATACTGAACTCGTCCGTTCGCACAACCTCAGCTTGCAGTCCGAAGGAGATAGGGCATTCAGGCAGATGTGTACCGAGAGCCAGGTAACCATCCGTCTCGCTCTTCCAAAGATAATGATACACACCTTGTTCTGTGAGAACCATCAGAATGTTACCGATAGCAGAAAAGGCATATAATTTTGTCTTACCAAAACTGTGTATCAGGTTCAACACTTGTTTTCCTGGCTGATCCTTTTCAACGTAATACACACCTCCTGTTTCGGTGTCGTGTACAATGTAGTAATGGAATGCTGTTGCCTCATGGATATATACAACCTTCTGTGATGGTTTTAAGAAAGTCATTATCACCTTTGGTTCCAGCATGGGCTTCAACGAGCCATCCTCGGAAACGACACCGAGAGCTGTAGAGAGATCTCCATCTACGACCTCGTATTCAAGAGGAATGGCAGAGAAACCATTGAGTTTTGTTTCCTTAATCATGGTTGAGAATGAGTTTTGTTATGATTGCTATATACTTTGTGTCGCCTTCTGTGATTACTTCGCCAGTGGGAAGGTCGGCCTTTTCTACACAGTTGCATGCTGCGAGGATGGCCTTGCACAGACGACGGCTATATGCACGAAAGTGCTTCCCCTTCTTGTTGGAGGGGAAGCACTGTGCCTCGTATCGCACGCCTGGACTGGCAGGCGAGCGTACGTATAGGTAGTATTCATGGCCGTCGGTCTTCACGTCAATGGCATCGCCAGGGTGCAGGTCTAAGGCTTTCACTAAGTGTGCCGATAGGTTTATCTGACCAGACTGGGAGAAAGAAATGTCGGCTCGACGGTTTGATTTCAAGATACTTTGCATGGGCTACTTGTTGTTGATGGCGTGCGTGATTCGCTTATTGAGCACCTCAACGTAGATTTCCATTGCGTTGCGCTGCTCCTGCATCCAGTAGTACTGTTTGCTGCCCACCTTCTCCTGGAAGTCTTCCTGCATCAATGCTGATGTGAGGGATGAAAGGCGCTGCTGAACCTCATCACGCTCGATGATAAGACGGTCGAGGAAGTTGTCGGCAGGCTTGTATGCCTTGATGAAAACCTCCTTTGGCGACCATGACTGATAACCGTCTTCGTAACGTACGAGGTAGCCCTCGCCTGAATACTCCTGCTTTGCAGGCTTGATAGACTTGCCAAGGATAACCTCGGCCTCTACTCTTGTCATAGGCTTAGCTGTGACAAGCTTTGTTCCTAAGTACTTTTTCATAATAATGTCCTAAATTTATTATTGGTATAAATATAATTTCAGAAGGAGATCCGGACTGTTATACAGCTCACCGTTGTCGATACACCATATACGGTCTTTCCATTCTCGGAGCGGAGCATCATATACCCACTTGAAACGCTCATCGTTTGAGGAATAATTAATTCCTTGACGATACACTCTTTTCTTTAGCCACTTACGTAGCATTCGCTTAATCTTTCCTTCAATATAGTATTTAATCTTTTTCATACTTCAATATTTAATTTTTGCATAATATCAACGCAACGATCAAAGAGTTCTTCGAACTTTCTGTTTTCTTCCTGGAAAGTCTTTACCCATTCTGTGAGAGCATCATCATAATCCTTTCTTAGCTTAATTAATTCCTCACGCTGGCTACGGATAACACCGGCTTGTCATCTAGCTTTTGATGATAGATGCTTTTGCCAAGTGGACAACAAAACAGTTACACACACGATGAATGTAACTATAACTACCATTAATTGTGTACTCATATTTTCCTTACTTTAAATTAACCTTTTAATCTTTGCTCGTATATCAGATGGACTTTTCCGTCTGAAGAAGCTATGATATTAAACTCAAGCATATCGTCTTCACTCAAGTCTCCCATATCGTTTATGACAAATGTAGGGGACGCGTGACAATAGTCAAAGCCATTTTCAAAGGTGCTATCCTCTATACCTCTGCCTTGCACTTCCAGGAAGTAACTGGTCAAAGACTCTATAATATGCTCGTAAAACCATTCTTCGCCTACTCTTTTGATAGTTTCGTCCACATCTTCGAGAACATAAAACTGAGTAGCTTTTTCACGGATGATGGCAGTAACCCTGTCTATCTCATCATCCATTTTCTTCTCGTAAGCCTTGCAGGCTCTACGCCAGGCTTTTCTGGTTTCCTTATCCGTACTTAAATAGTAATGCTTCTGTACATACCTCATCTTGACGGCTAAGTCGAAAAATTCCTTTGATTTCATACTCCTGCAAATTTAATGATTTCCGATGATAGGATGATTATATCTTCTTCTTGGTCTTTGCCTGGTGGGTGGAACAGGCGATAGAATCGCCTGGAACGGGGGCGAAGGGAGCGGTGGAGGGGCGCTCAGGCAGCGCAGGCTGCCATTGATGGTGTAGAATAATGTCTTCTTGCTCATGACTGTTATGCTTTTTATGTTTGCTCAAACAACTCCAGTTGTCTGATGTTATACTTTTCTCTGCTTGACCAGGCGGCCAGTCGCATACACTTGCCGAGACGGTCAGTTGGCTTACCTATAAAGTCGAGGACTGAAGTAAGGGCGAAGTAGGCTGCCCGCTTGTCGGTATCGTAGTAGTGACCACGTTTCCAAAAGTAGTTTTCACCATCGGATGCCCTTGCGGACCAGCCGAAGCCTCGGTCATACTTGGAAACGCCTACGCTGAAATAGCGGCTGCTGTCTTCGGGGTGGCTCCACTTGATGGATACACACTCACGCTTCTCGTAATCTTTCATAGGCTCATGCGGAAAGATTTCTCATTACCGAAGTTAATGACTGTCATCATTTCACGGAAGCGGTCGGCAAAGCGCTCATCGTAGTAGTCTTTGATCTCTCCTGGAGTGAGATTGCTGGTTGCGATGGTGGCAAGCTGGTTGTCGTAGCGATAGTTTACCATGTCCATCACTGCCGTTACATAGTCGCCATAGTTCATGGATTCTCTCGGTTCTGTACCCAGATCGTCGATGCAAAGGATTTCCTTATCTCGAAACCACTTGTACATGTAAACGTCTTCGTGGTTATCCTTGCCAGGGTTCAGGTATGCCTTGGTGAGTCTGACAAGTTCCTTGGCTGATACTATTTCGAAGCCAGGGCGTGGAAACTTCAATCCTGGTTCTGCTGCCGGAGCATCATCAAGAAACTGATAGAGTGACTTCATGGCATTTACCATGGTACTCTTTCCGTTTCCACGGTTGCCGCAAAGGAAGAGGCCGAATGAGGAACGGTCTTTTGTTGCGAGCCAGCCTGAGATCTCCTCTACGTGATGCTTGTATTCCTGGGTGTATTCGAACTTTCTGCCCCTGCATCTTACTTCTGCCTGGCATGATGCCATCAGCATCTGGAAAATCTGCTCCTTGGTGTAGGGAGAGAAGCTAAAACGTTCCACCGTAGTCTTTCTCTTTCTCTCCATCAGCAGAGAGAAGATGTCCTTTTCGTTTATCGTTAACGGATTTAATGTTTTCATTGTTCTTCTTATTTATGATTATTCTTAGCCATGAGTTGAAGTGCTGCTTCACGTCGTTCACGCTTTCGTGCTGTGTCTTGCCGTTGGCTATGCACTCACTTCTGAACTTCTTAAGCTCGTTTCTGAGACTTTCCTTGTTCATTCCGTGGAGGAACTGAATCTGTTCTAGCCAGATGTCGTCCTTATCCAACTCATCTATATATTCATCAAGTGTGGAGGATGGGCTGCTTGCCGCAGGTTGCTTGACGGGTGCGGCTGGCTCTTCCTTCTTGGTTGACTTGCGTGTCTTCCTTGTGGGCTTCTCCGTTGGGACAGGCGATGCAATCGCCTGGAACGGGGGCTGAGGTGTAGGCACGTTTTCACGCTTGGTTGTCGTAGGCTCTTGTGGAATATCCTCTGCATCATCATCGTCGATGAGCGAGTATTCGCTTACTGTAGATGTGCGCCTGGTAAGCTGGCAGATACGTTGATAACGCTCCTGTATGCCACGAGACGTAAGGATGCCGTCCTTATCGTATAAAGACTTGCTGAACAACCCGAGTTGCAGGCAGACGTTAATCACCTCACGTACATAAGCCTCTTCAAAGCCCGTTTGCTCCGAACAGATGAAAGGCAGGTCTGAATCCCACTTCATGTAATACCCATTCTTGTAGATATAACAGAGCAGGAGAGTATATACTGTTATGGCTTTTCCACCTTGCCGCTTGATTAGCTTGCGTATCTTGAGATCCTGGAAGATGTCAACATCCATTGGGAAATAGTCAAGTCGCATCTTAGCTTTGCGTCCCATATCGTTCATGTTATTTAAGAGTGTTATAATATATTTTGAAGGTAACAGCGTACCTCGCGCATAAAATCATCAAGAGTACGGCATACGACGTACTTGTATTCGCCAAGGGAAGTGATGGTTTTCTGCCACCGCTTCTGTTTGTCGCTCTGCCTGGAGTTCCTTGCCGTGGTCTTCATTTCTATGAGGAGCGCACCGTACTGGTGATTGCTCTTCAGGAGAATGAGGTCGGATACTCCAGCTACGACTCCCTCGGCCTTTAGTCTTGCTGCCTCCGTCTTGGAGCGATGTCCGCCGTTGGGAACGGCGAACAATCGCCCACGGAGGGAAGGGTACTGTAGGGAGAACCACTGAACGCAGTCAACCTGCAAGTTGTGTTCGGGTTCAGAACGTGGCTTGCGCTGCTTGTTCCTGGCCTGTGCTTCTGCAAACAGTTTATCGAAGGTCTTTACGTCCATCCTTGTAGGTAGGTTCGTTGTTGATCCAATTAACGTAGTCTTCGAGACTCTTGCTTGCCTTGATTTTCACGCCCAGACGTTCTGGCATGGTGATGGTCTTGCCATTCTGGAAATTGTGAGCCTTCTTCGCTTTCTTCTTTACAGGGAGAATGGTGAGGTAGTCACGGAACTGGATGGCATTGCCGCGAGATACCTCGACTTTGATAGCCTTCAACATGCAGTCAACAACGGCTGCAATCTCTTTCTTGGTTAAAGAAACATTTGGAAAATCGTCCTGGATGATGAATATATCATCAACGATGTCTGCTTTTGTCTTCATTTTGCTAATTTCTTTTTAAGTTTATGACTTATGTTACTCATTGCCCATGCCCGGCTTTTGTATCGCTGCTGGGGCTGGGCTTTATATAATACCGAAGCATCGTCAAGGTACTTGATGATGCGTGTGAGGTCGGTCTTGCATATCTCCATCCTGTTGTCCTCCGTCTAGGAATGATTGAACGAGCTGGTCAAAGTACATGGCATCCTGAGGAATCTCGTCGTCGCTGTTCATGATTTCGGCAGCGATGGACTTCTTCTTGTGGATGAGCGAGTAGATGGTGTGGTCGATGGTGCCACGCCCAAGGAGATAATAGCACGTTACATTGTCCTTCTGTCCGATGCGGTGGGCACGGTCTTCACACTGACAGCAGTCGGCATACGTCCACGCCAGCTCGATGAACGCCACGTTGCTTGATGCCGTGAGTGTGAGTCCCACGCCAGCCGCCTTGATGGAACAGATGATGAGGTTGCAGCTTTCGCTATTCTGAAAGCTGTCAACGGCAGCCTGCTTGCTGATTGCACTGTCACGTCCGGTGACCGTAACGGAATGTGGAAACACCTTGGTGAGCTGGTCAACCACATCGTGGAGCGAGCAGAAGACGATGAGCTTCTTGCCGCTTTCGAGGAAGGTGTTGATGAAGTCGATAGCTTGCGCTATCTTTCCGTGTGTGGCCAGAGAGCGAAGCGTCATGAACTTGACAAGCGCCTCCATGCGCATCTTGCGACGTATCTCACCATCACTGCACTCCTTGTATTGGCGCAGGTATTCTGCCAGGTCGTTTGCGGCAAGGTCGTATTCGTTTCTGTTGCTGATGTCAACATAGAGATCGACACGTGTCTTGTCGGGAAGGTCGGGCAGAACCTTCGCCTTCTCCCTGCGTATCATACAGGTGGAGTAGAGCTGCTCACTGAGTACTGAGAGCGGAACGGCTGGTTTAGCATTCCTGTCTTTCGGATCAGTGCAATAGTTGGCACGAAATCTTGTTGCTCCACCGAACTCTGGCAGCCTGCCCATGATGGATAGCTGCGCTACCAGGTCGTCAGGTCGGTTGACTACAGGCGTACCTGATAGCAATATTACCCATTCCTTTCCGAAGGTAAGACCCTTGGTGAAGATGGACTGCTGGGCTGACGGGTCCTTGACTCTGTGTGACTCGTCGATGATAACCGACTTGAACAGCCTGATGTTTTCGGAGAAGACAACATCCTTCAGCCGGAACTCCTTGCTTCCACTTACGATGTCCCACACGAAGTACTTGCGCAGCGACTCGTAGTTGACGATGGCTACATGATACATGCCCATGCGCAGCAGGTATGGCCATGTGGTACGTGTGGCATTGTCGAGCACAACAGCCTTCTTGTCGGTGAACTTCTCGAACTCACGTTGCCAGTTTATCTTCAGTGAGGACGGACAGATTACCAGGCAAGGGTAGGCAGGTGCGGTATCAACGATGCCGATGCTCTGCAGGGTCTTGCCCAGTCCCGGCTCATCACCTATGATAAGCCGGTGATGCTGCAATCCATACACAATGCCGTCAACCTGGTAAGGGTATGGCTGCACCTTCAGGTGATGGTTCAGAACTTGTTTTGTCATTTTTTCTCTGGTTTTAAATACCAACCATTCAATTCATACACTCTCTTTCGGGCAGCCTTTCTACTGTAGAGCACCTCACCGGTATGGCTTGCGGTAGTCTCCGTATCTTGGTGATAGATGTAGAAGCTGCTTCTTCTAGGTGCGTAGAAATATATTCCTACCTGATGAAAATCTCTTGGCATAATCTAAACTGCTATTGGGTTAAGGCACCAGTACTGGAATGCGAGTTCCTCGTACTTCTCACGACCACGTCTGTAGATTTCATCATCCCTGCTGATGAACTTCTTGAAGATGCGGTTGTTCTTCTTGCTGATGCCGTAAATGAAATCACGAGGTGAATGTGCGATGTCCATGTACCAGGCACGCGAACGGTCCCAGTCGAAGAAATCTACCGCCTCGTCAAACTGTTTCTGAGTCTCGGCAAAGGTTGTCTTCAAGTCGCCACCGAAACCAGCGAAGTCGAGCCACCAGTCCCACTTGCAGCGTGTATCCAGGGCAAACGGGAATTCGCAGTACTCGAAAGGCTGAGCCTTGTTGACCATGAAGCGCTGTGTATCTGACAACTCCAGCACCTTTGCCAGGAAAGGGTCACGCCTAGCCTCATGACGCAGGGCATTATGCATGTCCTGGGCGTGGAGGAACTCCTCTTCCGTATATTGCTCGTCATTCACCTTGTAGTGAAAGTAGTCCACACGGTCGGGTTCCGTTATCATTGCATCGACGAGGTTGCCGAAGTGGAAAGCCATTTCCTTGTTGCCGAACTGCATCCGGGGATGAAGCAGGTTCTTCAGCTCGGTAAGGTCGGAGTTGCTTACTTCCTTTCGGTTGTAATACTCGTCGGGATTCATATTGTGTATCATAATCGGAGTATTTTACAGATCCTTCATTGCTTCTTTTGATGGCAGGTTTCTCGCTACAAGCATGAACGAGTTTCCTGTCTTTCTGCTTTCGCATGGTTCGCCAGCCCTGGCTACACATGCACAGAAGAGACCAAGGGTTAATGCGGCCGGTGTCTGCTGGGCAAGCAATACGAGTCCCTCGAATGGCCAGAAGAGTTTCTTGTGGTCAAATACGACAACGAGATTGGCATTCGCTTCTATGGCTGCTCTGCCAATATCGGCAGTAGCCAGTGATAATTGATTCTTATTCGTCTTGTCCATCTTACTTAACCTTTACTTCGTCCACATACTCAACAAACTCACTCTTGATGGTAACGCCATCCTTGTTGGCAAGTTTCTCGCAGAAGGTAATCTGACTCTTGAATTTCTTCATCAGTTCTTCTGCTGTCATGTTCTTGCCCTCATGGCTCCACCACATTGAGATAACAGGAAGAATGCCTTCGGGATCCAGCAGATGAATCTTCTTGGTAACCTTAGCCTTGGTGGATGGTCCGGCTGCTGCAATCGCCTGACCCTCGAAGAGACCGGCCATTTCCTTCTGCTTCTGTTCCAACTTCTTAGCTTCTTCTGCTTCTGCCAGCTTCTTCTGCTTCTCAGCCTCCAGTCGTGCCTTTTCTTCTTTCTCACGCTCTTCCTTCTCCTTCTGCAGTCGTGCTGCTTCCTCGGCATTGGCACTGGTAATCTTCTCCAACTCCTTCTTCTTTGAAGGCAGACGGTCGAGGATGTAGTCACGGTTGGTTTCAATCTCGTATCTGTACTGCTCGGCAAAGGTGTTGGCAAGGGCGTTCTTTGCTTCGGTCTCCTTCTGGGCAGCTTCGGCAGGTGTGACACCTGGATAATAGGAGAGACTCTGGGTGAACTTCATGCCAGGCACGAATGTCTCAGGCAAAGTTGTTGGCACCTTCTTAATCTTCTCCATGGAAGCATCGAAGTTCTCTAGAGTAATGGCTTCGTTGAGTTTCTGCATCTCGGTGACGGAGCCGGTGAGGAAGTCCTGGAAGATTTTCTCAAAGTCGTTCTTCATGCTATCGAAGATGCGGCCCAGTGCATCCTTGTGCTGCTTCTCGAGCATTGCCTTGCGCTGGGCTTCCTGCTGTGCCTTCAGCTTCTCGGCTGCATACTGGTTGCGATATACCTGCAACTGGTAAGGGACGGTGCCCTGTTTGTTTGGGTCAATTTCGTTCTCGATCTGGGTGAACTGTGTACGCACCTGGTCAAAGAGCTTGGTGAACGGGCTGCGTCTGTCGTTCATCTTCTTCAAGGTATTGCGTGTCTTGGCGATGAACGTTGCTATCTGCTCATCCAGCTGGTCGTTCTTCAATCCTCCCTGCTGCTGCACTGCCTGTAATAACTGCTGGCCACGGGCGATGCAGTTGTCGTGTGACAGCTTGTTGTCATTGTATGACTGTGGTGCTCCGGAGATAATCTGCTGGAGGTTCTCTTGCTTGATAATTGCTACTTCTGTTGTCATGATTGTATATGTGTTAAAATTGATAATGCTTTTTCGTAACTGCTGTCATGTGGGGCGCAAGGCTTTGTTTCGCTGTGCTCCACGTATCTGCCAAGCTTTGGGCAATACCGCCCGTTGATACAGTTGCGGACGGTACTGCATCCGTGGCATGGATGATTAGAAGGTGTCGTCGGCTGCTTCATTTGCCGTTCCTCCCTGACTCTGCTGTGTATTGGCAGCTGGGTCTATTCTTACGCCATTCGATGTATCTGCAGGTGGGGCAAATGAATCGTTCTGTGCCTGCGCTTGCTGACTGCCGTCTGGTGCGTTGTCGATGCCTCCGTATGGATCGAAGTCAGATGAAGGCATATCGTTCACCGTTGTTTCGAGCTGTGTACCCTTACCGATGTTGAGCTTTGGATAAGTTCCAAAGGCATGCTTGATACACTTTGAACAGAGGAAGGCAGGGTCGATGCCGCCACCGCCAGAGGTGTAGAGTTCGTTGGCTTTCTCAACCCACTGTCTGGTGCTGTTATCCCAGTATTTGTTGTTCTTGGCTGAATAGCCTGCAAGTCGTGTCCAATCCTGTTCGAGCATCACCGAGTAGTCGATGGTGCCATCCGTGCGTGTGATTTTGAGGAAGCAGGCGATGATGTGGCTACTTGTGCGAGGTATGTGCATAGAATAGTTGACATACTTGCGGCCGTCACGCTCGCCATACTCGAAATCGTCGCCCTCATACACAACAACCGGGTTGTCGGCATGGTAGATCTGGCCAGCCCTGGCACGGAGGTAAAGCTCACCGTAGCCGGAGATAGTAAGGTTGCATCGTTTCTCATACACACTCTTTCCCTGCTGGTCGGTTCCAATCTTGTAGTTGCGAGGAAGAAGGTAGGCCATGGCACGTACACCTGGCTCCACCGAGATACCCTGTACTGCCAGGTCGATGAATGCGAAGAACACGGAAAGGCTTGTGCATCCGTTGAGGTTGGCGTTCTCACGTAGAATCTTGTTGAAATAATTTGCCTCACGCTCATAGACCTGCTCACCGCCCTGTTTCCAGACGGCATTGTAAACGTTGATGAATTGCTGACGTACCATATCGTTGCTTACAACATCCGTAAGGAACTTCAGCTTGTTAATGGTTTCAACCATGTTCGTTAAGTTGCTCATAATTGTGTAATGTTTAAAATGTTAATGATTTCATCTGAATCGCTGGAGTGATGTTTGGTCACTCCAGCGAACGAGAATGAAGTTCGAATATATCTATTTCTATAATCTAAAAACTTATGTTATGTAATCATTTACACCTACCTTTCTGTTTTGCGGCTCTGGACTGGCACCGGCTCACGTCTTTCCGTGGGGTCAGATTAATAAATAATTAGAGAATTTCATACAGCCGTTGTTGTTAAACTTATGTTGTCTGTGTCTGCCGGTGTGTCACCTTCGCCTGGTTATTAACTATGCATCCAAGGATGCCTCGGAAACTCTATATCTCTGTCAATGCTCCCTGCTCGTTCTGAAATCGGGAGCGGACACACATGGTAGAGAAGCGTCCACTCCCTCAATCATGAGCAGCAAGTAGCCTTGCCTTTGTGGTGGGACCGGGAATCGAACCCTGGGCTTCTCATGATTCGTATGAAAAGAAGCAACCGTTCCCACCGGGTTGCCATGCCCATGAGCCTCACGGCCGGGACATGGCGGAATCAACAATCTTTATTACCTTACCTAAAACTTAATGACAAACTAGATTGCTAAACTTAAATAACCATTTATAATCGAACAAATTAGAGTTTATTTCTCTCTGTAGAGCAACGAGTCGAAAACCGCTCTTTCCTCATCTTTCGTTAGAATACAGATGGCAGTCATCCATTTCTCCAGGTCTTTGCGCTTGAAGTAAGTAAGTTTTCCGCCTTTCGACTTGTAGAACTTAATCTTTCTCTTTTTCACAAGATCGTAGAGTGAGTTCTTCTTGATACCGAGGAAGAGACAGGCTTCTTCGGTATTGTAGATCTCTTTGTTTTGGAGCAGGGTAGCGTTTCGTATATCCTGCAACTGTGCGAGAAATTCTTCGTTGCTCATAATTCCTTATTTATTATCCACGTACCGCATCACCATGATGGATATAGCAAGTACGATGGGGGTTAATATCATTTCCATTGTGTTACATCTACTTAAACCTTATAATGAAAACATCTGTGTCTAACCATTCGTCTGGGCACATCCCCTTTTGTGGCTTACCAATGGTGATGCTGTCAATCTCTTTTTCGATGCTCTTGCGATTCTTCGAGTAGCCATGAAAGAAGAGAACGTGAGTGAATGGGATGTACTCTATCTCTCCGAAAATCTTAGGCTGGGGCTTTTCTCCATTAGGATAAACCCATTCTCCAAAATGGGTAGCCCCAAGCAAAAGGGATTCATCGGAACCCACGACAGTGAAAGGGAAATCTTCGCTATTGATGTTCAAATCTTCATTGGCATACCCGATAAAACCGCTATCCGCATCCTGGTTGACTAACTTGTCAATCCAATATGGCTTAATCTCTCGATACTCCTCTGTCTTTTCTCCAGACACTATCATATCGAACCACTTCTTTTTGACGACAAGTTTCAATACATACTTTTGCATTGTGTATCAATCTGTATGTTTGCTTTCACCAGGCACATCTGCCATTTTAAATACATTGACTGGGAGGAACTCGTTGTTGATAACCGTATCGTGGTCTAGAACGAAGAGACCGCAGAGAGTGTATTTGCATGCCTTCTTATTGGTTTTGCCATCAATATTCTTATATCGGCTGATGCACTCATAGTAAGCCTTGTTGCCATCTACTCCAATAGCATTGAAGTCGGCTACAGACTGAACATGACCACAAGACGGACAGACGAACTTCCAGTCTTCATCATCCTCGCCAAAGCGAGATCTCAGTTCTTTCAGCCAGTCGGCAAACTTGATAACCTTCTGGTCGCCTTTCAGGGATGGCTGCTTGAAGCCTTGATAGTAATTCATATACCAATAGTTTCTATGTTTCTCCCAGCCATTCAATACATCATCACGTGTTACACCTAATGCTTCGGCATATTCTTCTGCTCTATCCAGAATCCACTTGTACTTATCGCAATACTTGTGGGTGCATTTTGATACTTTAATACACTTAGTTTTCTGACCTAATCTAATCATTGAAGGGTCAGTCTCTGGCACATGACGAATAAACTCGTGGTCGCAACCATTAGGGTTAAAGCAACCCTGCCCCTCTCGGCAATCACGTTTTACAGCCTCAGTTAATTTCTTAATTCCTGGTTCCATATTACTTTAATTTCTTAGGATGTGACAGCCAACAACCTTATGCACTGCGTTGGGTTGTGACTCGTTAAAAAGAGCGCAGAAGCGCTGTTCATACTCTTCCTGTGTTTCACGTTCCTTACGTGGTGGGGGGGCGGGAAGGAATTCACCGACAACCTTAGAACCCTCATCGAATAACAAAATTACCTTCATACTAATTACCCTTTCTGCTATACCACTCGTTTGCAATCTGTTTTTCAGATGGCTCAGAGTTGTGAATGTTAGACAAACTATCCTTTATCTCCTCATACTCTGTATCAGACATGAGCATGATGGCATGTTCCGTGCGATCCATATCGCCTGCGAACTTGAATGTAGCCAGGATGATGGCTGCAACAAAGATGAACTTAATGACCTTCTCCATTTTCTTGAATGTTTGTTTGTGAAATAATCTGGGTGTTCATTTTGGTGCAGTTGCTTAAAGCTAGGCAAACCATGGCACGCAAAGGAGCATCCTCGACGTTGAATACAGCTTGTAGAGCAGTGATTAATCTTTCTCTATCTCCTCTCATAGCCATATCTGTGCATTGGCTTTCGCCATTGTCGCAACCTTCTGCGGTAACAAGGAGGACAGCTCTTTCTGTTCCATCCTCGTTTTTCCACTTTTCTACTACTTGTTTTAATTCTTCTACGCTCATAATTGTGTATTGTTAATTGTTTATTGCTCCTTTTCCTTCTTCTCGTCTGCCTTCTCCTCAGTCTTATGCTCGAATACATCGAGTAGGTTTGACTCTGAGATATTGACAGACTGATAGTCCAGCATACTTTTCGCAAAAGCCTGGTCTAGATTCTTCAAGGCTCCGTTGAGACACGAAGCGTTGACGAGATAGTAAACGAATGACTTCTTCTCCTTCTCGGTCTTTTCGTCGATTGTGATGAATGCAATGCGAACCTTGTACCATCTGTCTGCATTTCCTTCCTCGCTGAAGAACACTTCACCGTATGCAGCTGGGCGAATGCCGGTAACCTTGAAGTCGCCTGATGTGTATGGCTGCATGTGCTTGATGATGGCAGACTCAGCCTCGGTGAACGACATGGCATCAACAACGTAATGCTCTGTGACCATTTTTTCTGATCCGTCGTCCATGGTCTTCTGGTATCTGACGGAACACTCGAACCATTTTGCGGAACGAGAGTGGATTTTACTTTCTGTTGCCATAAGCTTAATATTTAAAGTGGAGGTGGACGCACCGTTGTTGTGTTATGGAAATCAGCGCCTAATTGGGTTGTGAACGTTTGGCGCATCCACCTTTTTCGTTATGTTCTTGTGATGTTGTAGAACAGACCCATATCAATAAGTTCAAGGGAGTATTCGGGTTCCTGTCTCCCCGTGAGCTTCTTCAGCCTGTCGTTCAATCTCCAGATGGCAGATCTTACAGAACCTTCTGGTCCAAGCTCCTGGCGTGCGAACTGAACAGTCTCGCCATGCGGTATCTGCCTTATGGTTTCGATCAAGTCAACTTTCTTTATGACTTTAACCTTTTTTACGTTTAAATCTTTGTTTTTTACCATAATTACCCTTATCTTTGCGGATTAATATTAATGAATTGCAGTGCAATTTCATCTGATTTACGGTGCAAAGATAAGACAATAATTTGAGAAAACAAGCAAAAGTCTTATTTTTATAACTTTTATTAACATATAAAACAAGTTACAGTCTTATGGAAGGTAAGGTTCTTAAGCAAAAATTAATGGAGCTGAATAAGACACAAAAGGAGTTGTCTGAGCTTCTAGGCATAACGGCACAGTCTGTTAGCGCAATCTTTTCGGCAAAGGATGTTCGTTCGGGAACAATCGAGAAAATCGCTCATGTTCTCAACGTTCCTGTTGGCTTTTTCTTTGGCGACAACACAGGAAATAACGCATTTGTGAACGGGGATAAATCCGTAGCAGCCATAAATAGTAATATATCATCCGCATCGGAAGAGGTTCTGAGAGAACGAGTCAAGTCATTGGAAACACTTGTCACGGAAAAGGAGCGATTGATAAACGTTTTGATGGAGGGCAGAAAATGAAAGATACTTTGTACTATATCATTTTGGCAATAGACTTCTTCGTCATATTGTTTGCGAGTTCGTTGATTTACGTAGTAGTATTCCCTGAGGCAAAGAGTCCGTCATACGTCTGGCTTATAGGCACTTTCCTTATTTTCTCCGCAACAACACCTTGTGTAAAAAAGTTGTTAAAAAAAGATAGGAAATGAAGATACTTATATTTGTGATCTCATTGCTTTGTCTTGTATCGTGCAACCAGGAGAAAAGCCAAAGCAATGAAGATTACATCCCTTCAAGAAGGGGAGTGTTAGGGAAATATGTGTATATGTCAACAGGCGATATACTGCATTCCAAACTACAATGTCCTATGCTACAAAGAGAAAAGGACGATAAGGGGCATAATGTAATCGGAGTAGAATTTGTAGATACAAATGAGTTCTATCCAAACTACAAGTTCTTTTACTGCAAGTATTGCTTCAATGATACAAAATACGAGCAGATAAAGAGAATTCTAGAGAGGAATCGACCTGGCAACACGTCAGGCGAAACCGTAAGAGAAGAGGCTGATTCCATCTTCTTCTGAAACGTAAGGGTAATTATGATTAACCAAATTTGCCTTATCACTCCTCCCTAGTCTTAGTCGAATAAAGGTAATTGTGTATGGAATATAGAATATCAAACTTGTGGCCAACGGTCAAAAGGATAGAAATAGATTACAAGATTTCTTATCCTTGTAGCGTGATGAGTGAAGTACTTGTTAAGCAGGGAACTGCTATATATAAGCCAGATTTCCTGCCTGAATTTCAGTTTGATTGCGTCAACGATGAATGTACAGGACGTGGTTTTGATTTGTACTCCATCGTTTCACAGATGGTTGCTCATGGAGAAACAACAAGGAGCGGAACGATGAAATGCAACGGAATGGAAGCAAAAGACCATCCGTACGCATGCCCATCAACCATGGTTTTCACAATCCGGGTTGACATCGTTAGGGTTGTCTCCTCCGAAAGTTAGAAGTTGCACAACGATGCTCTCTGCTTGCTTTTCCAGGAGTCCATCCATGTACATTCTGGCTTCTTCTGCTTCTTTGGGCATAAAACACTTCTTAATCTTGTACGTGTTCTGGTAGATGCGTGCAAGTGGAACAATGCGCTGAAGGAGCAACTTAGCCTCTTCTATAGAGACGAAGCCGAAGCCACCGATGTAGAACTTCTCTTTCTTGTTGTCGTTTGTATTGTTCATAACTTGAAAATTTAATTGTGTATGGAACTTAAAGAATTTATAACGAACACGCTTACTCAGATAGCTGAGGGCGTACAGGAAGCAATCAATATTGCTGATGGTAATGGTTACACCATTTGTCCTACCACACAGAAAACAGGGAAGGAATGCACTATACATTTCGACCTTGCCATAGAGAGTGAGACCGAAGGTGGAGCCAGCATAAAAGTGATAACAGGCAGCATGAAAGAGAAAAGTGCCAATAGGGTGACGTTTGATGTTGGAATGATTCTTCCAAGCACAAAATCAAAATCACCGCATAAGCGCCCAACCTATAATGAAGCTCTGGAGTCGTGATAATAGCAATACCAAACAGTTTCATTGCTGTCACCTTTTTCATTTGTAAACCAAATGAATGCCTGGGATACTTCCTCCATTGCCTGAGAAGCACTATCTGTCTTTTTGGCGTAAAGCCAGAAGAGCTTCCTCAGGAGCCGACGGTAGCGCCAGTACTTGTATCGCTTGGCAATATGCCGATATAGTTTCTTGATCATAATCTCTAGAATTTTCGGCAAAGATACAGCAGGAAGGCGAGAAATGAAGTATATCTTTAAACAGAAAACAGAGTGAGAGGAACACCGAAATAATGCCAAAATGCGTAGCTTGGCACATTTCTGTCACTCGAAAACAATACAT